TTATACGTGAATCTTTAAGATGTTGTCCTGTCTGTGGGTCTTACCCAAAGAGATCATTGGATGATGTTTGCCTTACTAAATTTGATTGTTGCAGTAAATGTCACCTTCAATATGTGGAAGGCAGAGAGGAAAGATGGCTGAAAGGCTGGCGTCCAAAAACCCAAAAAGAGGAAAGTAAATAATGGCAACAGTATACGAAATCGTTCAGGGGCTAGCCCAGGCAGCCGCCAACGCATATGACGGGGCTCTCGGTGAAGACTATGAGCCGGTAGAAACAGGAGCGCTCCGCAGAGAGCAGGGAGACATGCTTATCGACCAGCGAGTGATGGACGGATTCGGTGTGAAGTTTTATGGCAACATGATGTGCCTCACTTATCACTCTGAAGTCCAGCTTAAGGAGATCTACGGTCCCGGCTTCGAGTCCGAGATTGATCAGCGCATGACTGATATCGCCGGCTGGCTCAAGAAAGAGTACAAGCGCATTACGGGAGACTCCGTCACTCTTACCGAAGAAGGCGAAGTGGATATATTTGCAGAGAACTCTTCTCGTGTGCGTTCTTGGGTAACTGCCAAGAAGCACTTTAAGATTAACCAACTTGATGAGGCCATGAACGACGATAACTCTGGTAACTCTAATACTGTAGAGAAAGGTTGGGAATCGTTTCTCAATCAAGGCGGATGGGACGGAAAACGCCCTAAGAACGATACGCGCTAAGATGATTAATGAGTTTTCAACTAGACAAAAAACAAAAAGTAAAAGAGATTCTAAAGTGCGGTAAAGACCCCGCTTACTTTCTGAAAACATATGCCCGCATATCGCATCCAATGCACGGGCTGATCTTATTCGATACGTATGATTTCCAAGACACGCTGCTGCATGATTTTAACGATTATCGTTTTAATATTATTCTAAAAGCACGCCAGCTTGGAATTTCAACCATCACAGCCGGCTACATCGTCTGGCTCATGCTGTTCCACAGGGATAAGTCCATTTTGGTTATGGCAACAAAGTTTGCCACTGCTGGAAACCTTGTCAAAAAAGTTAAGGGGATTATGCGCAATGTTCCCGACTGGCTAAGTATTGCAACTATTACTGTTGATAACCGTACTTCTTTTGAGCTTTCTAATGGTTCTACAATTAAGGCCGCATCAACCTCTGGTGACGCTGGCCGTTCTGAAGCGCTGTCGCTGTTGGTTCTTGATGAGGCCGCCCACATCGAGGGACTAGAAGAATTGTGGACGGGCCTGTATCCTACGCTATCTACAGGTGGTCGCTGTATTGCTCTGTCTACTCCTAACGGTGTTGGCAACTGGTTCCACAAAACCTGTATTGATGCCGATGCAAATGTTAACAACTTTAATCTAACAACGCTGCCCTGGGACGTTCATCCTGATAGAGATAAGGCTTGGTATAAAAAAGAAACCAAGAACATGTCCAAGCGTCAGATCGCGCAAGAGCTAGAGTGTAACTTCAATACTTCTGGCGAAACCGTCATCTCTCCAGAGTGCATGGAATGGATGTTGTCAAATGTGAGTGAGCCTAAATATCGAACTGGGTTTGATCGCAACTTTTGGATTTGGGAGGAGTATGATCCGTCATGCAACTATCTTGCCGTTGCAGACGTTTCCCGCGGCGATGGAGCCGACTTCTCTACGCTACACATGATTAAATTAGAGACTCTCGAAATAGTAGGCGAGTATCAAGGCAAGCCAACACCAGACATGTACGCCAACTTCTTGAATCAAGTAGGGCGAGAATTTGGAAATGCGATGCTTGTGGTAGAGAACAACAACATCGGATACACCGTCCTCGATAAAATGGTTGAGTACGCTTACCCAAATTTGTATTATTCGATTAAGTCTACACATGAGTATATAGAACAACATAGGGGTGAATACCACACGTCTGCGGTACCGGGTTTCTCCACGACAATGAAGACGCGCCCCCTTATAGTTGCAAAATTAGAAGAGTTTATCAGAAATAAACTAATTAAGATACATTCTTCGCGAACTGTAAACGAGTTTAAGACATTTATATGGAGGAACGGCAAGCCCCAGGCAATGAAAGGCTATCATGATGATTTGATTATAGCATTGGCAATCGCGTGTTGGGTTAGAGATACAGCGATTCAATCAAGTGCGAGAGATTTAAATTATCAAAAAGCCTTTGTAGACGCCATCTACACAGTTAAAACAACCATGAATACACAAATAAAAGGTCAAGATGGCTACAAGCAAGGCAATGCAACTGATATAATATCTGAAGCGAAATCCTATTGGGAACAATACAAATGGATTATAAAGTGAGAAAATAAATGGCGCCCTCAAACAGAAATAGAAATCAGGGGAAAAACCCTGCAAATCGAGAAACAGATCTATTCAAAGCACTGACTAGACTATTCTCTGGACCTATTATTAATTACAGGTCACAAACTGGCCGCAAGATTCGGCGCCAGCACCTGGACAAGTATTCTTCACGTTTCAAGAGCGCCTCTGGCCAGCAGTTTAAGAAGTCCCTCTACAATCCGTTGGACACAATTGCGACCAACGCAATTCAGAATCAGCGCCGCTCAGAGAGATATGTAGACTTCGATCAGATGGAGTACATGCCCGAGATAGCGTCTACTCTTGATATTTACGCAGACGAAATGACAACTCACACAGAGTTGCGGCCGATGCTCAACATTAAGTCTGGTAACGAAGAAATCAAGGCTGTCCTTACAATCCTGTATGATCAGATTCTCAACGTCCAGTACAACTTGTTTGGCTGGGCTCGCACAATGAGCAAGTATGGTGACTTCTTTTTGTATCTTGATATTGACGACAACCATGGAATAACTTCCGTGATTGCATTGCCGCCGATGGAGATTGAGAGGCTGGAAGGCCAGGATAGCACGAACCCCAACTACATCCAGTATCAGTGGAACTCTGCTGGAATGACTTTCGAGAACTGGCAGATTGCACACTTTCGTATTCTTGGCAACGACAAGTACGCTCCTTACGGCACTTCTATTCTTGAGCCCTCTCGACGCATCTGGCGCCAGCTTACTCTAATGGAGGACGCGATGATGGCTTACCGCGTTGTTCGTTCTTCTGAACGCCGCGTCTTTAAGATTGATGTTGGCGCCGTTCCGCCAAATGAAGTCGAACAATACATGGAGAAGATCGTATCCCAGCTTAAGAGAAACTCCGTGGTCAACCCCGATAACGGACGCATTGATCTGCGCTACAATCCGATGGCAGTGGAAGAAGATTACTTCATTCCTGTTCGCGCTGGTTCCGTTACGGATATTCAGAATCTTCCCGGTGGCGCAAACACCACACAGATTGACGACGTTAAGTATCTTAGAGACAAGCTGTTTGCAGCACTCAAGATCCCGCAGTCGTATTTGTCAATGGGCGAAGGCGCCAACGAAGATAAGACCACGCTAGCACAGAAAGACATACGATTTGCCAGAACAATCCAGAGACTCCAGCGCGTTCTTATTGCAGAGCTAGAGAAGATCGGCATTATCCACCTCTATACTCTTGGTTTCCGCGGCGACGATTTGCTATCCTTCTCTTTGGCTCTCAACAATCCTTCCAAGATTGCTGAGCTACAGGAACTAGAGTTCTGGAAGCAGAAGTTCGACATTGCTGCATCTGCCACTGAAGGTTACTTCTCCCGTCGCTGGGTTAACGAGCACATATTCGGACAGTCCAACGAGGACTTCGTTCGCAATCAGCGCGAAATGTACTACGATAGAAAGACTGATGCAGCGCTTCAGCAGGTCGCGGAGTCGGCCGCAGCCGAAGGTGGCGGCGGTCTTGGTGGCGACCTAGGCGGCGATCTTGGTGGAGACCTTGGTGGAGACCTCGAAGGCGACCTTGGTGGTGACCTCGATCTCGGAGGCGCCGAAGAGATGCCTGCCGGCGATGTGGACGCCGCCCCAGAAGGTGGTGGAGACGACTCCCCGCTTCTCGCAGTGCCCCCAGGCTCCCGCACTTCGCCCAGGTTGACGCCTGGAGCCAAGGGTAAGGTCTACCATCCGGTAAAGACCGATAAGCGAAAGGCAGGCGCTAGAAGCCGTTCCTTCGCCGCTGCCGGCTCAAGAGAGAAGGCCAGCAGCACTGCCCGAAACATCACTCCGGGATACACAGATATTAAAACGTTGTCTGGAATGAATGGCTTGGGAAGTCTTTACGAACAGGAAGACTCTATTTATAAGTTGAGAGAAAAGACGGAAGAGGGCAAACTCTTTGAGATTAACGACTCTATCCGACTTCTTCTAGAAAGCCTAGGCGATAAAGAAACCACCACGGAGCAAGAGAATGAAGAAGAGACACAACAAAAAGCGTAATACAGCGTTTGTATTTGAAGCCCTCGTCCGCGAGGCTACGGTTGCGATCATAAAAGAAGATCACGTCCGTAAGAACAAGGCTGTATCTATTATCAAAAAGCATTTTGCTCTTGATTCGATATTATATAGGGACCTACAAAACTATCGTTCACTGTATGAAAACCAGGAGATAGATAGAACAACGGCCGAGAAGATAGTGAAGGAAGCACGCTTGGCCAGCCGTCTTATGGACGCACATGGTCTTTTTGTTAGCCAAAGCGATTTGATTGCAGATGTCAATAAAGAACTGACACCGGAAGTGTTTAATAACTTTGTGCCCAATTACAAGACATTGGCTTCAATCTCTCAAATGTTCTCCGATAGATCTTCCCCCAAAAACGCTATTATTCTTGAGAACACCATTGTTGACAATATGGTAGCTATCGCTGAGGAAAGGGAGTCTATGGCCCCCATTGACAATCTAGTCCTAAATTCTTTTATCACCAAGTTCAACGCCAAATACCAAGATGAGCTACTGGAAAGTCAGAAGACTCTATTGAATTGCTATATCACATCATTTGCTGATAACGGCGTCGGACTTAAGACTTTCCTTAACTCGGAAATAGGGCGCCTTAAAGAGGCGCTCGATCAGTCCCTTGTATCCGACATAATTAGAGAGGACGAGGATTTGTCCGCTAAGGCAAACAAGGTCGTAGAAAAACTCTCCAGCTTCCAGAAAGAAGGAATCAGCGACAAGGTGATCTTAACTGTGCTTAAGACTCAGAAGCTGGTAGAGGAGATGGACTAAGATGGCTATTAAGATTACTATCAGAAAAGGCGAGCAGTCTTCGATCATTACTCTGGAGATGAACATTCGCAAAGCTGTGAATGGCGATTTGATGATTTTTGATCACGGAGACATTGATATAGTTTTGTCTCCAAGAGATAGTAAGGTAATAGCATTCCCTAAAGACACATTGAATGACTTGACCTACGGCGCCCAGAACAGACTGTTCACCCATTTACATAAACGAGGCGTGGTCATGCCAGAATCTATCCAGGCCGGATCATTTTTTGGCGCCTTCGAGGCTAAACTCCAGAATCCCTTCAAAGAGGGCATCGACACGGCCAAACTGGCCTTGGTGAACATTTCTTCTTTTATTGATGAAGAACGCCCCTACTTTGAGTCAATGGAGGCGATTGTCGGTATGTCCGAGGACGAACTGGCCCACCCCGACAAGGAAGACTCCACCGAGCTTGGTGAAGTGCCACAGAGAGATGAGCAGGGCTCTATACGCCCTGGGTACATTAAGACTCCATATGCTGCCAACTACTTGTACACAGTATAGGAGACACTGAGATGGAGATGCTTGCTTTTATACTTTGCGCCTATGGCTTGACGCAAATACTGGTATATAGCGATTTTCCGCTATTAGCAAAATTGCGCCCCTCCAAAGATAATTGCAAGAAATATGGAAAGGTTTTCCACTGTCCGATGTGCATGGGTTTTCATGTAGGTTGGTTTTTAATGCTACTTTCCCCATATACAGAACTATTTAATTTTGACGTTACTGTTGCCAATTTCTTTATTTTAGGTTGGTTGTCTTCTGGAACATCGTATGTTCTGAACATGATCTTCGGAGATTCAGGGATTAAATACGAACAAAAGATGGAGATATTTGATGAACAGCACATGGACTAAGAAGTGGATGCTTCAGCCGGTTAGACTTTGTAAGTCTGGCTGCATATTCGGGCGGGTTGCGCCCGCATTTTTTATTAAGGAATAAACAATGAGTAAAGTACTTTTACGTGAATATTATCAATTGTGTGATGGCGGAATCTGCCAAGATCTACTGACCGAAGAGGAAAAGAGATTTGTTGCAGACGGCGGCATGATGTTGTCTGGAATTATGCAGATGGCAGAAACTGTCAACGGAAATGGAAGAACATATCCGTTGCGAGTTTTGCGGACTGAAGTCAAAAACTATCAGAAGCTTATAAAAGAAAAGCGTTCTCTAGGTGAACTCGATCATCCCGATGATTCCGTTATCAACCTCAAGAATGCTTCACATCTTGTCACTGAGTGCTGGATGGACGGAAACAATGTTATGGGCAAACTTCGTGTTCTAAATACTCCTTCCGGTAAGATCCTTCAGGAGCTTGTTAAAGACGGAGTGAGCATCGGCATATCTTCACGAGGCATGGGCTCTGTGACTGAGTCAAATGGGCACACTACCGTAGAAGACGATTTTCAGTTAATCTGCTTTGATATGGTTTCTGAGCCTTCAACTCCTGGCGCCTTCATGATGAAAGAGGCCAAGGAGTACAAAAATGAAGTGTTCACCAAGGCAGATCGGATTAACCGATTGTTAAACGAGGTGCTTGAAGACGAGACGGGTGATACATGAAAAAAGCAGAACTAAAACAGCTTATCAAGCCGCTTGTAAAAGAGTGTATTCATGAAGTCCTTTTAGAAGAAGGGCTTTTAAGCAATGTTGTGGCGGAAGTGGCCAAGGGCATGCAAGGTAATCTTGTAGTCGAGGCAACGCAGAAAAACAATGACGATGTACTATTTAATGAGGGCGAACATCGTAAACGCCACGTCAAAGAAACCAACAATAAACTACAAGAGCACCGAAAGAAGATGATGGATGCTGTCGGGAAAGACGCCTATAACGGCGTGGATATATTTGAAAATGTCCAGCCAACCCGCGGCGGCACTACTTCTCCTGCTGCGGGAGCACCCGATCTAGGGGATGCTGGCGATCCAGGAGTGGACATATCCTCATTGTTCAACAGTGCTTCTAAAGTTTGGCAGGCAATGAAATAAAATGAGTAAAACAGCACGAGTTACCGTTAAAGCCAAAGAGTGCCGCGGCGACCCGAATAAGATGATTCGGAAGTTCACTAGGAAAGTCAAGAAAGAGGGCGTCTTAGAACAAGTACGAGAGCGTAGATATTTTAAAAAACCATCGGTTAAGAAAAAGGAAAAACGTGAACGTGCCGCGCGTCAGCGCCGTCGCGATGAAATAAAAAGACAAAGAGCGCTTGAAAGACGCAGGAGAAAAGTTTATTAACTATTTATAGTTACGACAAGGTTAAAACAAAGGAAAAAATATTATGGCAATGTCATGGAAAGCAGAAGTAGGAATTAACAATGTACCAGCGTTTCAGGTAAGCGGAAGGCCGTTTGCAAGCGCCAGTGTTGATTATGATACAACTGCTCGCGTAGTGGAGTTTCCCTATGTAACCCGATGGTTTCAAGTTATTAACAAATCCACTGTCCCGCTTCGTGTTGGATATTCGGCCGCCGGCGTGACCAGTGCCGGCTACTATTTTACGGTAGATGCGAGCGGATCAAACGGCTACGGAAAATCTACAGTATATGAAACAAAACTTACCAATTTATGGTTATATGGTGGCTCTGCCGGGACCTGCGATGTGGTAGCTGGCCTTACCACTATTCCTAGGCAACGCACATCTGGTAGTTTAGGCTTAAACTTCTCTGGTTCTGGCCCTGTTGCTGTAGGGGTATAAACTCATGGCGAAGTACGCTTGGGCATATATTAATGCCACCAACGTTGGTGGCCCCTCTGGCTCAGTTCAGTTCATATCAACAGAAACCAACTCCACTGGTTCTACTGACTTTATGTATTATACCGCTTCAGTAGGCGGATATGATCCCAGCACTCTCGCTATTACTGGAACAGTCCGCATTGATGGCGCTCTGTACGCTAGCGAGTATCACATCTCTAACGTCACCGAAACGTCTGGCTCCACTTACTTCGGTAACAGCAATGGCGATGTTCACATTCGCACCGGTAGTATGACAGTTGCGCTGTCCTCGTCGACACCAATATTAAATGTCTCAACAACAACTGAGCGCGTTACAGTACGAGGCTTCGCCGGTAAATATACCCCGGTTACTGCATCTCTGTTTACTTCATCCAATGCTGACTATATTATTGGGATCCAGAAGGTGGGGAACGTGGAACTGCGAGTTCACGCAGCAACCTCGGCCCAATCGGGCGCTGTTATAGTGATTAAAGATGAAGTAGCGAGCCGAGCCGGACAGGTTATTGTCTCATCATCATCGCCCAATACTATCGATGGCAGCAATTTCTACGTACTTTCTGGAAGCTATCCGGCAATCAGTCTATATAGTAATGGAGCTAATTGGTTCGTATACTAATATAGACTAAGGAGAGGGCAGCGACCATGGGTTATAACGCTATGTCCGGGGCCATCCGTGCAAGTTCTGTTGAATTGCGCAACGTCTCAGCGGTCACAGCCGCAACCCTATCAGGAAGCCTCCTCTACGGAAACGGAGCTTCGGTCACAGAAATACCTCGGATAGTCGCCAATGCTTCGGCGGACAACCTCCTCACAGTGGGCGCCAACGCCAACAGTATGGTTGGGGAACCGAATCTTACTTTTGATGGTTCTCTGTTAACTGTTAATGGAGACATAACGGCTTCAGTTGGGGTCACTGCAAACACCTTATATGCTGGAGATTCGTTCTTTACTGGAACAGTTAACATATCCGCTAGCCGCGGCCTGACGATTACTGGCTCAATTGCTCCATCGGGCAGTAACGCATTTTCTCTGGGCTCAGCTAGCAATAGATGGAAAGAATTGTTTGTTGGCACTGGCTCCATTCATATTGGCACAAATGGCGCCACCATCGCCTCTAATGAGGTGCAAGATATTATTACATTCAACAAGACTATAAGTTCTAGTTTGAATATGTCTGCTTCTGCATTCTACGGAGATGGCGGCAATCTTATAAATGTTAAAGCCGATCACGTCGTAGCAGAGGGCCCAATAGCGGCTCTGCAATTTCATGATATAGACGGAGACATTACTGGCTCTGTTGATTTGATGTTTAGCTCTTCTGTCTTGGCGATTAACGGAGGCCTCCAAATGAAGCGCGTAAGCGTAGTCGAGGACTACAGTATTTCGACTACCGATTATTACGTTGGAGTCGACACTGTAAATGCGTCAGGGGTAATAGCGCTGGGTCTGCCAAATGCAGCACTGATGCGAGACGGTCAGACGGTGGTCGTTAAAGATGAGGGAGGCAGCGCAAATGCCCGGAACATCACGATCAATGCAGCCATCGGTCAAACGATTGATGGGCAAAATTCAGTAGTTTTGGAGTCACCATACGCATCAATTCATCTTTATTGTAACGGCGCCAATAGATACTTCATCTACTAAAAATTAAGGCCCTCCAGAAGACTATTTAAGAGCGACGAAGTGGGATTTATCTCTCGCTTCGTTGCCTAAAAAAACTATTACTATGGAGGGTTTTATAAATGGCTTATAAATTTCAATTAGGGGCTGCTGTGATGAGCGGTTCTCTACAGCAGGAAGAGGGAATCACTACAACTGATTTCTCTGGTTCCGGCTACATTAAGGCTGCTGGTGATCTAACCACAGCCGGCGCCGTCAAGTTCGACGGTGTTGCTGACACTGCTGTTGCAGTCGGCGCAGACTCATTCTACTTTAAGGACGCAGACGGTCAGGTCAAGTCCGACACTCTCGCTGATTACGCGACTGCTGCTGCTGGCCCCGGTCTCTCCGCCGCTAGCGGTGTCTACACTGTCAACGTCGACGATTCTGGTGTTGAGCTTAACGCTGATACACTTCGCTTGAAGGATAACGGTGTCACTCTTGCCAAGATGGCTGGTGTCACTCGTGGTTCTCTCATCGTCGGTGATGCTTCTGGCAACCCGTCCTACCACGCTCTCGGTACCTCTACTCAGTTCATGATCTCTGATGGTGATGATCCGGTTTACCGTACCATGTCCGGTGACGCTACTCTAGGCGCTGACGGCCTCTTGACCATTTCTGCTGACGCAGTCCACGACACCATGTTGAACGACGACGTTGCAGTTGGCCTTGCTGGTGTCGGCCTCTCTGCCGCTTCTGGTGTCTTGGCTATTGAAGCTTCTGGCGCTGTCAAGGTTTCCTCTGACAAGGTCGGTATCTCCGGTTCTTTCGCTGGCAACGGTCTTTCCTATGGTGGCGGCGTGGATTCTATCTCCACTCTCGCTGTCAACGTCGACGGCTCTGGCATCGAGATCAACTCCGATACCCTTCGCTTGAAGGACAACGGCGTGACTCTCGCTAAGATGGCTGGTATCACTCGTGGTTCCATTATCTCCGGCGATGCGTCCGGCGACCCGCAGGCTCTTGCTGTTGGCTCTGCCCACCAGTTCTTGCAGTCTGATGGTACAGACCTCGCATACGTTTCAATGAGCGGTGACGCTACATTGGCCGCAGGCGTCCTTACCATTTCTGCTGATGCAGTTCACGATGGCATGGTCAACGATGATGTCGCTACCGGTCTTGCTGGTGACGGCCTCTCCGCTGCAAGCGGCGTCTTGGCTGTTAACGTCGATGACAGTGGTATCGAGACTAACGCTGACACTCTTCGCTTGAAGGATAACGGTGTTACTCTTGCCAAGATGGCTGGACTTGCCCGCGGTAAGTTCATCATTGGTGACGCGTCCGGCAACCCGTCTGCTCTTGCACTCGGCTCTTCCGCACAGTTCCCGGTCTCTGACGGTGATGATTTGATCTACCGTAGCATGTCCGGTGACGCCACCTTGGGCGCCGATGGTCTCTTGACCATCTCCGCCGATGCGGTTCACGATGGCATGGTCAACGATGACGTTGCTACTGGTCTCGCAGGCCTCGGTCTTTCCGCTGCAAGCGGTGTCTTGGCTGTCGAAGTCACCGGCGCTGTCAGAATCACTTCTGACAAGGTTGGTCTCTCTGGCTCCTTCGCCGGCAACGGTCTTTCCTACGGTGGTGGCGTGGATTCTATCGCTACCCTCGCCGTCAACGTCGATGGTACTGGCATCGAGATCAACTCTGATAGCCTTCGTTTGAAGGACAATGGTGTGACTCTCGCTAAGATGGCAGGCATCACTCGTGGTTCCTTCATCATTGGTGACGCTTCCGGTGACCCGTCTGCCCTCGCACTTGGTTCTGCTGCGCAGTTCCCGGTCTCCGATGGCGACGACTTGATCTACCGCTCCATGTCTGGTGACGCTACTCTAGGCGCTGATGGTCTCTTGACCATCTCTGCTGATGCAATCCACGATGGCATGGTCAACGATGATGTCGCTACCGGCCTCGCTGGTGACGGCCTCTCCGCTGCAAGCGGTGTCTTGGCTCTCGATCTTTCTGAGTTGTCTGCTGCTGCTATTGCAGTCTCCGCCGACAGCTTCGCCTTTATCGATGCCACCGATGGTTCCACCAAGAAGGAGTCCATTGCGGACCTCGTCACAGCCATGGCTGGTGGTGGTCTAACTGCTACTAACGGTGTCCTCTCTGTCCAGAGTAACGACGTCGCGACCTTCGCTGACGCCAACGCTACTCTTGCTGAGGGTATGAACTACGGTTCTGCGTCTTTGACCGCAGATCGTACTCTGACTCTTCCGGCGGCTCCGTCTGTTGGTGACGTTATCCACGTTAAGGCCCCCGCCTCTTTGGGTGGTTTCGATCTTATCATTGCTCGCGGCGCTGGCGCCCACAGCATTGATGGTGAGGCTTCTATCTCTCTCGAATCCAACTACGGTGCGGTCTCCTTGATGTACGTTGCTGCTAACCTCTGGAAGGTCTGGTAGTTTAGACGTCGATTACCCTTCGGGTTAATCATTCTATATTTGGGCGCTCCTCTTTATGGGGAGCGTCCTTTTTTTTGTACTATTTATAAAAGAGGTTTCAATGGCGACATTAGATTTGCATGGCATGTACCACTCGGCAGTAGAAAGGCACGTAGAAAACTTTGTCCTACTTAATGATACACCGTTAAAGATTATCACTGGAGATTCTGCGAGAATGAAAGAACTTGTTTTCCAGATATTAGAAAGGCACAACTTCAGATACTATCCAGAAAATTACACAAATTTTGGTGCCTTTGTGGTCGTAAACAAATAAACTTTACCTACTTATAGACAAGGAACAATATGCATGGCTTATAATACTTTATGCGGAACCGTTAATTTCTGCAACGATAGTGGCTCAATCGAGAGCATGGTTGACGACTATAGCAACCAGACAATCCGCGGAAATAAAACTTTCGCCAGTACAGTTTCGGCTAGTGCATTTTACAACACAGCCACTGGCGCCCTCCTGACCTCAAGCGCGATTAGCACAATCGCAGGCGATGGAGCCGGCAGGGTTGTAGTATCCGATGGAGATGGTACCGCAACATGTTATACTCAACTTACTTTCGATGGGAGTGCGCTTACAGCGTCTATCTTCTCTGGCTCCGCCGCCGCCCTTCAGGGGATCCCGCTGGAGACCTCAAAGGTTAGCGGTCAGCTATCCGCATCAAATATATATTTCGGAAATGGACTTGAAAACCAGTCCAGCAAGCTGTCAGCAAAGGCCGCAAATGGCATTAGCGTCGATTCAAATGGTATCAACGTCAATACAGCTACTACAGGTGGCTTAGGGCTAGCAGGGACCGCCCTGAGAGTAACACCGAATGACGCGACCGCTAAAGCTGGCTTAAGTAATGGCGATCAGTTTTTGATTTCTGACTCCGATTCCGGCAATGCGCTAAAGAATTCCACCATGGCTGTGTTGGGCACCTACATGCAGAATACATTGACCTTCACTTCCCCTGGTGGTTCCGATAGTCAAGTTCAGTATAGGTCTGGAGGCAACTTCACGGGGAACTCCAACTTTACATATGATGGCTCCGGGACAGTAACAACGCTTAATCTCAGTGCTTCTGGGCATGTCTCTTCCAGTCAGTTCGTTGGTAACGGCTCCGGCCTATACAATATTCCTGGCGCCAGCCCAGGAGGCACTAACCAAAACGTTCAGTTTAGGAGCGGCTCAAACTTTAGCGGAAGTTCAAACCTCACTTTTGATTTCCAGGCAGCCACCAATAGCCTTCAGATTATCGGTGACGTCAGTGCGTCCAATGATATTATTGCAGATAGAGATCTCACTGTTGGAAGAAATCTAACAGTTGGAGGCGTCATCTCCGCCTCATCAGATGTTTCTGGTACCGCTTTCCATGGTCGCGGCGACACCCTGACAACTGCCCCGATTAACAATTACACCGCAAATCGCGTAGTCCTTTGTGGCGCCTCAACAAATACCATAGATACCTTTTCAGGGCTTACCTGGAACAACCCGACCTTAAATGTCCCCGGCACCGTGGTAGCTACAAATACTGTAAGCTCTTCTTACTTGCATCTCTCTGGCGCTACTGGCAATGAAGTCATAAGAATTGCAAAGAGCAATACAGGAACAAAAGAGATTGTCTTCGAAGTTGCTGGCGCTGATCAGGCAGAGATACAGCTAAGTGCCAATGAAGTGTTGGTCATGTCTAACGCTAGTACTAAAGACATCATTCTAAAAACAAACAGTCAGAACACCTTGAGGCTCTTTGGTGCGACTCAAAGAGTTGGTATTGCCAAAGAAGGAACAACAGCAAACGCTGAGTTGGATGTCGATGGTGATGCGATTATCAGTGGTTCGCTTATAGCCTCCGCTTCCAGCGGTGTCGCCATAACAAGCTATCAAAACCCAACAGGGTTAAATAACGACACTGGTGCTGGTGAAGTAGTTCTGTTCGGCGGTGGTAGCACGACTGCTGGAAAGCTTTATTATCTTCACACGGACAGCAACTGGACCGAGGCAGATGCCGATGCTGTCTCTACAGGCGCAGATCAGATGCTTGGTATTGCTCTTGGTGCCAACCCAGCGGTTGACGGCATCCTTCTTCGAGGATACTTCGACGCGCACACTTACTTATCTAACTTTTCCGCTGGTAAAGCGATATATGTAGATACAACTGCCGCAAACATGAATACCACTGCCCCATCGGCAGCCGGCGACTTTGTAAGAATTGTGGGCTATTGCACAACAACGGCAAATGTAATATACTTCAATCCAAGTTCGGAGTGGATTGAATTGGCATAAGGAACAAGAATGCCCATTCTTAAAGTTAACAACGTAGAAGACGATAACATATCCAAGATAGATGGGATTGCTTCAGATAGCATTTCCAAGTATGGCGGACAAACGTTTGAAGCAGCGGCAGTAGCAGCTAAGTGGCTATTTGTTGGGTCTGCCGGCAAAGTGTGGCAGAGTAACACTTCAAATGTCGCTTCAGGTTCTGTCTCAGAGTTGGTGGATCTAGGTGGTCAAACTTTTTATGGTGTCACTGTTGGTGAAGACGGTAGTTCCAACAAACGATGGGTCCTCCACCAAGACGTCACCGCCGGCGAAATATGGTATGCCAATGATTCAGGCTCTTTAGGCACTGCGGGCTCTTGGGTCAATGTGGACGTAACCAATGGTAAGCAGGCCCTCGGTTACGGTGGTCCCAACTTGGCTTGGGGAAACGGAAAATGGGTTGGTGTCGGAACAAAGCGAACCTCCGCCGGCAAATATTATACTGCCATGTCTTCATCTGACGGCGCCACCTGGGAAGAGATCTCATCAAACGTGTGGACCTCTAACGCAAACGGATTTATAGTCGGCTATAAAGAAACAAACTTCTGGGCCACTCCGGTCTATCCTAACATGTACACTAGTAGTGATGGAGTAACATGGGGTCAAACTCCGATTACAACAACTTTGCGAGTCAATTCATTGGCGTATGACGGTACGTCGCGGTGGGTTGCAGTCGGGAATGGCGGAGGCTCATGGTACAGTGACGACAACTTCGCCACCATTACTACAGGATCTTATCCCCATGGAAACAATTGTTGGGGACTTGTATACGCCAAGGGCTCCATAAATAAATGGATTGCTGTTGGTAGTAATGGTGAGATGGCATACAGCACGAATGGCGTAACCTTTTCGGCTTCAACATTACCAGGAATTGTGGGCACCAAACGCTTTTATCAAATCGCTACAGACAACACAACTATCTGTGCGGTAGGACAGTCGGGCATGATACTTACTAGCTCTGATGGGCTTAATTGGGCCTGGGTCAGTTCTTCAGATGTTGGAACTGCTAATATTCACGCAGTTTCTTCTGACGTCATCGGTGCCGGTTGGCGATAAAACGGGTGTTTTGATTTACAACACACTATTTATTTTGAATATTTATCTTTCTAGGAGACACTTATATGTCTAATTTGCTTAAAGAAGCTATTGTGGATGCCGCGGCATTAAAAGAAGCTGCGCTCAAAAATGCGGAAGCTTCCATTATCGACAAGTACTCAGTCGAGGTTAAAGAAACCGTTGAGCGCCTGTTGGAGCAGGACGAACTAGCCCCTGACTTAGGTGACGATTTTGGCGAGCTTGATGCTGCCGCTCCCGAGGATAACGGTGAGCATCGCGAGATTACTGAGGAAGAGATCCCCCTTGCGGCAACCGATAATCTTTCTGATGAAGTCGGCAAGAATCTTGAAGAGATGCCCACGGAAGATGAAGAAGTGGTCTTCAACGTTAACCTCGGCGCCCTCAATGAGACAATCGAAGCTCTTCAGGCAGAGCTTTCAGAGAGCGATGAGATCGATATCGATCCAGACGAGCTTGTTTCTGCACTTTCCGAAGAGGACTCCATGAAGGCCACCGACGAACTCTCAGAAGAGGCCACTCTCGATGTGGACTCTGAGGCAGCTAAGGTTGATGCCGAACACAGTGCCGATGAAGATCTTCTCGATACCATGGAAGAGGATCAGGAGCCTTCCGACGAGTTGGTTGATGCCGTAATGGAGCGTCTCACCGTTGATATGGCAGCCTCCCTTTCTGGTTGGGCTGGCCGCTCCTCCGAGAGCACTAAATACGAAATGGAAAGAGGCTTAGCTGCTCGTCGTAGCACTGACGCCGCCGAAGACCTAGAGCTTCTTAAGAAGGCTCAGGAAGAGTTGACTTTCGAGAACAAGCAACTCACACAACAGATTACACAATATAAAAGCGCGATAGACGAGTTAAAGTCAACTTTACTTGAGTCTAACTCATCTAATGCGCGTTTACTTTACACGAACCGTGTTCTTAGAAATACCTCCTTGAATGAGCGACAAAAAGAAAGAATTGTCGAAGCGATTTCTAATGCTGGTTCCGTCGCAGAGGCAAAGACCATCTACGATACACTTCAGAGCACAGTGGAGGCAGCGCCTAAGCGCCGCCCACAATCACTGAGCGAAGCAATCGGTCGGCGCTCTTCTGTAATCCGTGCGACTCGTAAAGAGTCAACGGCATCTGATCCGAATCTGGATAGGATGAAAAAACTAGCAGGTATCCGTTAATAACGGTACCAATACAAAACATATACAATTAAGGAGGTATTTAAAAATGGCTAGTATAATCGAACGGTTGACCGAAGGTGTTGTCAACCGTGACATGCGTGCCGAAGGTCACGCTTTGTTAACAAAGTGGGAACGCACAGGTCTTCTAGAAGGACTTGACACCGACCGCACAAAGGACTCTATGGCTCGTCTCTTGGAGAACCAGGCCAAGGAGCTTCTACGTGAGAGCAGCAGCATGAGCGCTGGTGATGTTGAGGGCTTCGCAGCCGTCGCATTCCCCATCGTCCGCCGCGTTTTCGCAGGGCTAATCGCAAACGATCTCGTTTCCGTGCAGCCGATGAGCCTACCTAGTGGTCTCATCTTCTTCCTGGACTTCGTGTTCTCACCGAACCTCGGTGCGAGCGGATCCCAGACCGATCGTATGGGTAACATCGCTGATAAGTCCATCTACGGTACCAATCAGGTTGGTTCTCAGATCACTGGTGGTGTGAACCTCGTGGGTGCCACCACCAAGGAAGACCTTTCTGGTCCGCGTACCGTTGGTGCCCGTGGTTATGCATATGCATCCCCCACTGGTTCTGGTAACATTAGTGCGACTGAGGTGAGTCTTGCCGATTCATTTTCGCTCACAGGTTCTACTGAACTTCAGAGGCGAAAGTGGTTGCAGTATGATCCTGACATTCTGTCATTGTCATCTTCAAGCGACACATATGGTGTGGCAGTCTTTACGATTGCTGGCAGCAACATTACTGGTTCTACTAGTGGTCAGCCCGCTGACTTCAAGAACCTGGGTGCGTTCTCAGCGTCTTTCGATAACTGTACTGGGGTTGCAAGCTCTGCGCGGGTTATCCGTCGTTTGACAATGCAGACCGGTTCGGCTGAGTCCTCGCGCGTGACATTCATTGTTGGCGATGTTGACGCTGCTGGAACCCTGGTTAACACTGTTGCGGTAGCGGGCGGGGCGAATGCTGCGCAGCTACAGTTCCCAATCCGTGACAACATCACCACAGGTGGAGGCCTCGGCTCTGTCGTTGGTACCACCCTATGGGGTCTAGAGGGTAGCGAAGATATCCCCGAGATCGACATCAAGGTGGACAGCATCGCTGTCACCGCACAGACCAAGAAGCTTAAGGCTAAGTGGACACCGGAGTTGGGTCAGGATCTAAACGCCTACCACAACCTCGATGCCGAAGTCGAGCTTACCAGCATCCTCTCTGAGCAGATCGCTCTTGAGATTGACCGTGAGATCCTTGCTGACCTCGTTAACGGTGCAACCGCTGGTACCTACTACTGGTCCCGCTCCCCCGGTCTCTTCTTGAACCGCGAGACGGGTGTTGAAATCGGTGCTGCTTCTGCTGCTCCCGACTTCACCGGTACCGTGTCTGAGTGGTACGAGACTCTTGTTGAGACCATCAATGATGTGTCTGCACAGATTCACCGTAAGACTCTACGTGGTGGTGCTAACTTCGTCGTCTGCGGACCTGAAGTTGCCAACATCCTTGAGTTCACCGCTGGCTTCCGCGCTTCCGTCACTGCTGATGACGAGAAGGGCTCCATCGGTGCTGTCAAGGTTGGCTCACTAAGCAAGAAGTTCGACGTCATTGTTGACCCGTACTTCCTCCGCAACGTGGTCCTCATCGGTCGTCGTGGCTCTTCCTTCCTAGAGTCCGGTTATGTATACGCACCTTACGTGCCGCTACAGACCACACCGACCATCTTTGGCCCGGAAGACTTCGTGCCCCGCAAGGGCGTGATGACTCGGTACGCCAAGAAGATGGTGCGTCCCGATATGTACGGTGTCGTCGTTATCCAGGGTCTCCTTGGTGCGGCAGGTGCCACTAGCTAAATAATAGCCTAGTAAGTACTAGAAAATGTAAAGCCCCCTTCCGAATTCGGAAGGGGGCTTTCGTTTGTGTGGGACTATATATAGCGGAGGGAGAAATCCTTTCGTTAATTGACCTAATTAATATTCATAGAAGGAGAAATATATTATGGGAACTAAAAGAGTAGGTTGGGCACGAATTCGTAGCCTGATTAACGAAAATCAAAACGATCTATATCGCCGAAAGGCGACCACTAAATCAGTAACTTCGGATACAACACTGGTTGCCGCCGACAGTGGCAAAGTTATTTTGATGGGACAAAACGGGGTAGATATTACATTGCCCGCTGCAACTGCTGGGATGACTTTTACGATCATTCAAGTGGAAGATTATGCTGCCGTTGTTTGTACTGTTGTCGCAGCAGCCGGAGACTTCATGGCCGGCGCTGTTGCTGGCCCTAGTACTGCATCACAAAATTTGGCTGATGGTAGTTCCGACCTCACAGCTACATTCGGTAGTGCTACACTAGCAGGCGACCAAATTACCCTTCTGTCAGATGGTACTTTGTGGTATGTAACTGGTACCGCCGCTGCCGGTGGTGCCAACGGTATTGCATTTAGCTAGAAGTTAACAAGTTTTTGTTATACATTATCTTATCCCCCCTCCCTTTCGGGTTGGGGGGTTTTTGTTTGCGAGATCAAAGCTTAATAACTTCGATCTGGTGAATTATTTCGCCGTCAATTTTTTGAGATTTTCGTTTTAGCAAATAGTTAACTATTTATTATCGGACATACAATAGGAGTTCCCATGGGAAAAAAGCGCAGACTACTGCACAGTAAAAAGTTTGCACTAAAGCACGACAATCATCCACGGATGAAGTTAAACGCGCAAACAGTTGAAGACACCGAGCCTTCCATCTTAATGACAGAGACGATTACACCAACGGTTGTTGAAACAGCCGAGGTACCGATTCTGGAAGCTACAGCTACTGAAACCACACCGGTTATCACTGCTAAGGCACCAGAAACCACAAAGACTAAAGCTAAGGCCGCCCCAAAAACTAAAGCCAAGGCGACGACCAAGACTAAGGCCAAAGCCGCTACTAAGCGCAAGGCTGCCGCTTCAAGGCGCCGCAAGTCTACAAAAACTGAAGCGAAATCGGCGACAGCATAAAATAAAAACATCTTTGCAACGAGCGCTCTGATCCATCGGGGTTTTGTTTATTCCATTACTACTTATGAATGCAGGAGAAAATCTTAATGCCGAGAAATCTAAGCCCCCAATCTACAGTTAGCGCAGTTATTTTGACATCTACCGGATCTGCGGATCTGGTAGCCACTGCGCTTCCATTTGGCGTGTACACGGGTTCAGTAACATTTCTTAGCGGCGCCTCAGCCCAGGTTGCTTACACTTATAAGAAACTAGGTGGCGATGTTGTAGATATTGAGTTGACACCCTCAAATGTATATGCCGCTTACGAAGAAGCTGTTCTAGAATACTCGTACATACTCAACCTTCACCAAGGCAAGAACGTACTGTCTAATGTTCTCGGCTCAGCCACCGGCTCTTTCAACTATTTAGGCGAGCAGACAGCCGGGCCTTCTGGTTCAAACCTTAAGTACCCGCGCTATTCGCTAGGGTATTCCCGCCGTGTTGGCGATGCTGCCGCAGCAGCCGGCGGGTTTGGCGGCACTATACCGCAGTATTCAGCCTCATTTAAAACGGTCCAAGATCAGCAAGATTATGATTTGCAGAGCATCATCTCCGCAGCGTCCGACAGCGGTACTGATGATGGCGGCAATGTTGTGGGTTATGCCGGCAAGGTCGGCAATAAAAGAGTAATTATTACAAAGGTGTATTACAAGACACCCCGCGCGATGTGGAGATTCTACGGCTACTACGGCGGACTTAACGTCATAGGCAACATGAGCACTTATGGACAGTTCTCAGACGACTCTACTTTCGAGGTTGTGCCTACATGGCAGAATAAAATGCAAGCCATGGCCTATGAGGACTCTATCTTTACACGCACCTCTCTTTATTCTTTTGAGATTATAAACAACAAGCTGCGCCTCTACCCCACCCCGAGCCAATATGGATTCGGAGACGGGTTCAACTCCAGAATGTGGGTTAAATTTTACGTTGATCTACAGCCGTATGAATTGGACGGAACCACTGATACTGGAATTGAAGGTGTCAACAACATGAACACGCTGCCGTTCGATAATATTCCCTTTGAGAGTATTAACTCAATGGGCCAACAGTGGATTAGAAAGTATGCCTTAGCATTAAGCAAAGAGATGTTGGGGCAGATTCGTGGCAAGTTTACCACCATTCCGATTCCAGGCGAGAGTGTTACTTTGAATCACAGTGATCTTCTATCGCAAGCTAAAGACGAGCAGTCTACTCTTAAAGATAAACTAAGAGAGATACTGAAGGAAACCGAATACTCCGCACTCGCCAAGGAAGACCAGGAAGTGGCGGAAGCAGCAACGAACGTATTGAAGGTGACGCCGTTGCCGATTTTTGTGGGGTAAATAGAAGATGTCTGACGAATGGAAGAGACCACCACAGCCTCCTCCTCCCCTCTTTTTAGGTGAGAAAGAGCGAAACCTTGTAAAACAGGTAAACGATGAGCTTATTGAGAAAGTCATCGGACAGCAGATTTTGTATTACTCTATTGATCTAGAACGAACCGACTTCCATGAAATGTATGGCGAGGCTGTTGAAAAAACATTCCTCCCGCCCATCCGCGTGTACGCCCTGGTGGAGTTCAATGAGCAGGCAACATCCTACTTAGACGGCGTTGGCGTCGACGAGATGGGTATGATCACAGTTAAATTCCACCGAAGGCGCCTCACAGAAGATCAGAACTTGTTTGTGCGCGAAGGCGACTTTGTTTTGTACGGCAATAATTATTACGAGCTTGTGAAGATAGAAGAAGAAAGGAAGCTCTTCGGCCAAGTTGATCACACTTTTGAAGCGAGAGCAACGTGCAAGCGTGCCAGAAGAGGACTATTTGATGCTACCTGATAACTTTGACTTTGCCTTGTTGCCAAGCGGCTCTAACGGCTATGCTCTTAATGAAGTAGGCATGCTGGCTTCGAGTATTGAAGATATAGATGCTGCTCTGTTCGAATGGATCAAGCAGGACCTCTCACTGTCTACGTGGAGCAATGAAGGTTTTAAAGCCGTCCCCGTTCTATGGCAGACTCCCGAACGCGCGTATCAGGTCAAGCATTCACGAGAGTTGCGAGATCAGAATAAGTCGATCATTTTGCCGGTGGTCACCATTGAGCGCACATCTATAACAAAGGATCCAGGACGCAAGGGCTCATTCCAGGCACAAATCTATTCTAACAAGAACAACGGGAGAACAGGTCGTGTTGTTATCGCCCAGAGAATAGTGCCCGACAAGACACGAGCATTTGCCGTGGCATCTGGCACCCGAAACAACTCAGGAGGTGTAGACCAGAAATACTACCCAAGAATCAACAAGAAGGTGGTGATTCAGTCTCTCTCTATTCCTATTCCCATATATATTAACGTGGATTATAAGGTATTGATAAAGACCGAATACCAACAGCAGATGAATGATCTGTCTGCTCCTTTTATGACAAGAACCGGACAGATCAACTCCGCAATCCTTACTCGAAACAACCACCGATACGAGATGTTTATTCAGCAAGGATTCAGCCAAAATAACAACATAGCCTCACTTGGAGAGGATTCCCGAGACTTCACAACCGAGATAACCATTAATGTGTTGGGCTATCTTATTAGCGAAGGCGTCAATGATGATCGTCCTATTCTGCGCGTCGATGAAAATATAGTCGAGTACCAATTCCCACAGGAGTCCGAAGTACCTGCCGGCAATTTTAACCTTTGGGGTAAAGACGGTACATGGGGAAAAGATTAGTTCAGGAACTACAATATTGAAGTTGGGCTGTCCGTTTGGGTTTGAAAATACTATTTAAAGTATGATTAGGCATCAAATGTACTTGCTTTTCATAAGAGGAACCACAATATGTCAGTAAAAAGCTTCAAGTTTGTATCTCCGGGAGTGTTTATCAACGAAATTGATAACTCTTTCATTCCCAAAACCCCCCAGGCCATTGGCCCGGTAATTATCGGTCGCTCAGTCCGCGGCCCTGCAATGCGCCCTGTTAAGGTTGAGTCCTACTCAGACTTCCTGAACATGTTTGGCGACACTGTACCCGGAAATGGCGGTGGAGATATCTACCGTAACGGAAACTTCCAGTCTCCGATGTACGGAACTTACGCAGCTAAGGCATTTTTGGCCTCCAACGTTGCACCTATCACTTACGTGCGTTTGCTTGGGCAGGAGACCTCCGTTGGCTCTACTGCCGGTGGCGCAGCTTCTTCCGGCTGGAAGACAACCGGTAAGCCGACCACGGGCTCCGATGGCGGCGCCTACGGTCTCTGGATCTTCCCCTCTAGCTCTAACGGACTAGGAAACTACTTTACTGGAAGTAACGCCGGCGAATTGGCAGCTATCTGGTATGTCCAGAGCGGCTCCGTGGCTTTGGCTGGCGGTCTCGCTGGTACTTCCTCCGCTCCTGCGGTTGTTACCGCATCTTCTTGCTTGGTCGAGAGCGATGCAAACGGCAACTTCAAGGCGGTAATCAGCGGTCTCGCTGCTGGTGACACCACTACAACTTTCAACTTCGACGACAGCAGCGACTTGTTCATTCGCAAGCGCTTCAACACTAACCCGCAGCTAAGCTCCGGTCAGGGTGACTTCTACCCCTCCACTTCCTATCAAGCCTACTGGTTGGGTGAAACCTTTGAGCAGGAGATCCGCGATGCAGGTCGCACCGGAGGCGCCACCGGTAAGCTTGTTGGCTTGATCGCTGGTATCTCTTCTGGCTCCAGCGATGCGGTCGGACCCTTCAACATGAAGGGTGCTCCTTCTCAGGATGCGGTTGCTGGCTGGTTTATCGGTCAGGATCTCGGCTCTGCCGCTTCTTTCCAGGTCGCCTCGGCACCCAAGCTCTTCCGCTTGATTGGCCGCGGCCATGGCGAGTGGCTCCACAAGAACGTCAAGGTCTCCATCGAGAAGATCAGAGAGTCCAGCGTCTCTACTTCGGATTACGGCTCCTTCTCTCTTGTCTTGCGCTCACTGCTAGACACAGACAGCAAGGTCGTGATTCTTGAGCGGTTCGACAACCTTTCACTTGACCCCACTTCCCCGAACTACATCGCTCGCCAGATTGGTACTCAGTATGAGGAGTGGGATGCTTCCGAGCGCCGTCTACGTACCCGTGAGACTTACCCGAACCTCTCTAAGTTTGTTCGTGTTGAGATGAACGCCGATACTGATGCCGGTGCAACTGACCCGACACTTCTACCGTTCGGTTACTTCGGTCCTCCGAAGCTTCGTGATGTTAGCGCATTCACCGCTTCCGGCTCTCTATCAGATTTGGACGAGCGCTTTGTGCGCCTCGGTCAGGATCTTCCCGGCCGCCCCAACCTGGCCGACGCGGTGATTTCTTCATCCTATCCCCCGGTCCTGGCGGACTTCGCGGTGACAGCATCTTTGAACTTCCCGTCTGTACGTTTGCGCAGCGCAGCAACCGATGGTGGTCTATCCGACCCGCGTAACGCTTACTTCGGATTCCAGGTCACCAGAACTGCTGCTAGCACTCGCCCCGACGCCAGTGTTGCGGATCCCGAGCGTCTTTGGTACGCCGGTTTGGGCACCACTTCTGGTGTTCCGGCCGACACAACAGCAGCAAGCTACAACGTGTCCACATCTGCGCTCGAAGGCTACTCATACGTCTTTACCATGGATAACGTCAGTGCTTCTGGCGACAGTGTCTACACCTACGCTTCCGGCTCACGCCGCGCAGGCAACAGTAGCACCGCACGCAGCACAAACACTTACGTCACTCTCCTGGATGCAGGCTACGATCGCTTCACAGCACCCTTCTGGGGCGGCTTTGATGGTGTTGACATCACAGTGCCGGATCCCTTCTACAACAAGGGCATGACCGACATTAGCAGCACTTCTGAGGACAACTCCTACGCTTACAATACCATTAAGCAGGCGATTGATACCTTGGCTGACCCCGAGTACCTTGACATGAACCTCTTGGCTGTTCCGGGCCTCACTGTGGATTCCCTCACTACTCACGCAGTCAATGTGTGTGAGGAGCGCGGCGATGCACTCGCACTTATCGACTTGCCGAATGTTTACATTCCGTCCAGTGAGCAGTACTTCGCTGCTGCTTCCTCCCGTATCGGTACCACTCCGACTTCCGCCGCCACCGCGCTTCGGAACCGTCAGGTTGATTCCTCTTACGGTGCCACCTTCTACCCCTGGGTCCAGACCCGCGACGAAGGCACTGGTCAGCTTGTGTGGATTCCGCCCACTGTTGCGATGATGGGCGTTCTCGCTAGCTCCCAGGCATCTTCTAAGCTCTGGTTCGCTCCCGCTGGCTTCAACCGCGGCGGCTTGAGTGATGGTGCAGCCGGTATCCCGATTTCCAACGTGACCGAGAGGCTAACCTCCAAGGACCGCGACACTCTATACGAGGCAAGCATTAACCCGATTGCCTCCTTCCCGTCAAGCGGAATCGTTGTGTTCGGACAGAAGACCCTCCAGGAGCGTCAGTCTGCGCTTGATAGAATCAACGTTCGCCGCATGGTTATCTTCCTTAAGAAGCAGATCTCCCTCTTGGCAACTCAGGTTCTATTCGACCAGAATGTGCAGTCCACTTGGAACCGCTTTAAGGGTCTCATTGAGCCGCTCTTGGCTAACACTAAGATTGATTACGGTATCTCCGATTACCGATTGATTTTGGACGAATCTACCACAACTCCTGATTTGATTGATCAGAACATTCTATACGCGAAGATCATGGTTAAGCCTGCTCGTGCTATCGAATACATTGCGATTGACTTTGTGATTGCATCAACTGGAGCATCTTTTGATGACTAAACATAGATTACAACTACTTAACAATGTAAGGAGATTTAAGTAATGGCATTTTGGACACAGACAGGGCCCGGCATCGTAGAGCCCAAAAGAAAGTTTAGATTTAAAGTAGAGTTCATGGGTCTTGATCCATCTGGCCAGGGCGGCACAAACACAATGTGGTACGCAAAGAGTGCGACAAAGCCTTCTTTCCAGATTAACGCCGCTGAACACAAGTACTTGAATCACACATTCTATTACCCAGGCTCAGTTACATGGCAGGACGTGTCCATGACCTTGGTTGATCCCGGAGACCCGGACATGGTTACCTCCCTGTCCTCTATCATAGTCGCTGGTGGATACTCTCCTCCTTCTGACGCAAACGATATGGTCACTATGTCTAAGTCAGGCGTTGTCACGGCTCTTGGTGCGGTCAAGTGCCACCAGCTAGATGCCGATGGTAACCAGTTGGAAAGCTGGACTCTCCAGAATGCCTTCATTACCGAGCTTAAGTTTGGTGACCTGGAATACGGCGCCGACGAACTAATCGAGCTTTCCCTCACACTTAAGTACGATTGGGCAACTCTAGAGTCAAGCAGCCCGTCCATCGCTACGGCTGCTACCGGCGGTGGCCCTCTATTCGCCCCCTAAGAAACTGACAATACAATAACAAGAGAGGTGACATTTGTCACGTAATACAGACCGGACTGGTGGCCCTTCTACTCCGCCGCCAGATACCGCAGTCCCCCAGCAGATGATGGCCGATAACGAGCCGTTTTCATTTGTAGTTCCGAGCGAGTTCGTTGAACTACCATCTAAAGGCCGCTTTTATCCGCAAG